ACAGAGTCTAAAACGTATGTTGATATCTATAGTCGAAAGCGTTTCCCTGAGTGGGTCAACTGCCGCAACTGTGCGTTCTCCAAACCTGTTACCACAAGTAACGGTGCGAACTGGCTATGCACACGCAGTAATAAACTGCTTGACCTCGAGGCACAGAAAGCAAGCTGTGAAAACCATCTATGGAATCCACACCTAATTACAACTGCTACCTATCTGCCAGAAGAGAGCAACGATGATCTCATTGCATACGAATCTGGTGTCATGAAGTTCTACAATGCAACGCCAAAAGGTATGCAGGATGGTGCTTACTACAGTAGCCCTGAGTTGCGTGAGCTATCCAAGACGGGATTCGATACCAAGCAAATGCGTATGGCTGAAGAGATAAAGAAAGAGTTTCCTGGTAGCCAGGTGGATGTAGTGAACGAGGCTATCGTTCCGTTTTAGACGCGAGGATCTTTGACTATGTTGATCTTCAGACCAGGGTACAGAGCTTCGACCAATTTCTTCTTAAGTGAGAACACTTGGGTGACTACGCCTTTGGTATCCTCGATCACCCACTTGTCATCCTTTTTGTACTTGAAGTCAGCGATATAGCTGCAGATCTTTTTCTCCTTGCCCTCGACTGTAAGGGCGCAAGGAAAGTTAACTTGTGTTTCTAGATCAGATATCTCGCCATCTTC